AGCATTACTCCATACTTTCATAAAGTTCTGAGTAGTATCAAAATACAATGTACCATATACTAAAGCATTACCATCGTTATCAACCAAAGGAGGAGTGGCTTTTGGACCTAAGTATCTATCATCGAATTGGTCGTATGTAGATGTACATACAGTAGCCATAGCAGTGGCAATAGCGGCTTGTTCTGTAGCGATAATTGCATTATCATCAGCCAACAGAATCTCTGCAATATTTGGAACGATTGTATTTGCGACAGAATTTACATTAGTAATATTGGTAGCAACTGTATTTACATTTGCAATAGCAGAACCAACTGTGTTGACATTAGTAATTGATGTTGCAACTGTATCAATTTCACTTACTGGCTCAAGTAAATCAGACGCTACTACATTGATGTTTGCTGCATTTAAAGCTACTGCATTTACATTTACTATTGACCCACCAACAATATTAACATTGGCAATGCTTCCTGAGACAGTATTTACGTTAGCGATACTAGCAGACGTAGTTATAACTGAAGCTATATTAGTAGCTACAGTATTAACACCAGTAATACCATCAGCAACAATTCCTATGTCAGCTATGTTGGAAGATACGATTGCAATATCAGTTGGAGAGTCTAGTAGCTCATCTGATGTATCTGCTACTCTAATTTCAACTTGTGAATATAATGATGTAAGTACAGCATCTACAAATATTACAGAGTTATTAACTAGAGAGTATTCTGATACATTTGAAATCTCCCAAACACTATCTGATACTCTTAATTTCCATACACTACAGTGTTGTTTTGTTGCTATGTGCTTTGTTGATGGATAGGTTCTAGTCGTCCCATCTGTTGCATATATACTAGATTGAATAGCCATAATATTTTCCTTTATAATTTGGTTGAGCGACCATTATATTGTCCCTCTAGTGATATAGCATTAATTTGAAATCCATAGCCATTTACAGACTTGATTTTAATTTTCATGTTCTTAGAATTACCAGATATGTATGGCTTTCTATCTACAGTATATACAGCTGGAATCGTTCTAACTGTTCCACGTTCTTTATCTTCAACAACCAAGTTAAAGTTACTATCTTCTACTGATGAAATCATAGCAGTTTTTACTAGCAATGTTCCCCTCATCTCTTTAATTAATTGCTTGTCAATTAAAGACCATTCAGATAGTTCTATCTCGCTATTATAGATTACAGTACCATTATCTTTAAATGTAGATGTAACACTATATGGGTCAATATCAATCTTCTCGTATGATGGATTAGCCAATATAGCTCCATATGATATATATGTCTCAAAGATTATACTTCTTGAAAAATCTATTGTATCAGAGAATGTAAACTCACTTGTTGGTACTGTAGCATTATATCTTTTTCCTAGCAGATATAGATATCTGTCAAATGAAACAATAGAAGATATATCATAACTAAATACCCATTTACTCCAAGCTGATTGCTTATTCTCATTTCCTTCAAGATGATACTTCCAAACATATATTGTGTCTCTATTTGTTTTGCTTCTTAAGAATATACAGCTATTTCTCTCTGAGCCAACTAGTGTTGTTAAATCTTTATCAATATAGTTTGGAACATGGGATGATATATCAGTGGCTCTAATATTAGCTGTTAATGTCTCTAAGCTCATCTCCATTAATGATGAGTAGTCACCAACTTGTGAAGCAAATATGATAAAGTTTCCAATAGAAATAGGTCTAACTGCTTTATTAATCTCATACCCAGATATAGGAGATACTGTAAGGCTAGATGGAGTAATACCTTTTGTAGCATCAATAACAAACTGCTGCTTATCACCAAACAATACAATAGAGCCTTGCATCTCTATAGCATACTCAAGACCAACAGACTTATTGCTATCAATGTAAGTAGTAATAGCACTATCATCCAGCATGGTCAATACTGTTGTTCTGAAGAAGTTAGTAAACTCACCTTGTTGGCTTAGCGATATACCATTCTTGGTTAAGATACCAAATCTACCATTCACAAAGAATAAGTCTTTAACAGGAGAGCCAATGAACTCTGGAATTGCTTGTGAGTTTGCATCTCCAACTAGGATATCATCGTATTCAATAGATGATAGCGTAAATGTAAAGTCAGCATTACGCACTAGCTTATGTGGCATAGATGAGTCAAGTATCACATTATTCATTGTTGGGTCAATAGACTCAGCCCATTGAGTTCCATTATACTTTACCCAATATGCAACGTCATCATTACGCTGAATACCATCTACCTTTACGATAGTATCTTTATATGGGAAATGCTTAGGTAAATCTCCCATAGAAGTAACAACACCCTTCCAAGCATAACTACCCTGATTACCATAACTGTCACTCATAACGATAGTGAAGTCTGCTCCACTTGTACGTTTAATCTTTACGATAGCTCCACTTGATACACCAGTAAATCCAGTTAGTCCATTAGCCCAAGTAGCAAAACTAGCAGCAATAGTATCAGAGTTAATTCCACTATATGTATGTGAGCTGATTGTAGTTCCATCTGTATTATATAGAGTACAAGTGTATGAATATGGGAAAGCAGGGTCTACACTTGCGTACTTAATCCATATATACGATTCTTTATCATACGTTGAAGCATTGGAAGTTTTACCAGATGATGTTGATGACGTTACATTAACTATTGCATCTGAGCCTAAATTTGCAGATGATACAACAGACCATGATTGAATATCTTGTGACATAGCTGGAGGAGTAGCAGTTACGTCTGATGGATACGTAATTGATGTTGTTGTTGTTATTGCAGTTCCATCAATTTTATATATCTCTATTGCTCCATTTGTTCCAAGTAGAACTCTATATTTACTTTTATCTAACTTGCCACTTAGCAATGAATAAATGTTTGTTCTATATTCAAATATAGACTCAGGATAATAGTTTAATCCAACTTGAGATACTGATGTTTTGTATACTATGCTTGCTCCATCAACTACAATAGTTGTTGTAGCTCCTTCTGCTGAGTCTGCATATACTACTTTATTATATACTTTTTGTCTTCTTTGTACATCTGGTAGAACTTCAACACTAATATATGCTGGAGCTAGTCCAGTATACGTCTTTATCCTTGCTGGAGCTAAATTCTTTTTAATTGACGATATATTGTTATCTACAGCTGTAGAATCTAATGTTGAATATACAGAACTATATCCAGTAGTTGATACATTAATTGACTTATAGTTAAATGTAGTTGTAGTTCCATCTCCTATAATTTCAGGAATAATATCCTTATTGGCTATAAATGTAGTATCTTTAATAGTCAGTGCTGAGAACCCTACCTCTGGATTAGATGACTCAAGATACTTCAATGCACTACCACTATACGTCACAGTTCTATACTGTCCAGTAGAAGCATCCATAACCCTAAGACCATTAACCCTATCAATCGTAATGATGTATTGCTCGGATGACTCTCCAGCCAATCCTCTGTCGTAGCTATGAACGAATTGGTTATCTTCTATAAGAGTGTTTGTATTTACTTGTACTGTAGGATTTCTACGTCTAACACCACTTGAGATTGTAGGATATGCGTTAATCATCTCCTCACAGTTGTTTGGTAGTCTTTGGTCAAGCGATTGCTTACTTACCCCAGAGAAGATACTGAGTAGGTTATTATGGACTAGAGCCATTATCTGTTCCCTTTCATCTGAATACCAAATGATGAGTTAATCATATTGTATTTACCAGTTCTACTTTCACTCATCTTAGCTGATACAAAAGCATCTTCTTCATCTTTTGTTGTGTATGAGTATGAAGCTGTATCCCCAATAGTTCTAGCCTGAAATATTCTAGCTGCTCTAATAGTAATGTAGTGGCGAATAGGATGAGTTAGTGCATTGAAATCCATATCCCAGATAACATCACAAGGAACTGGTTCTTCAAACTTATTAGTAAACAGAGTCTTGTCGTATAGTCTCCAGTCTCTCATAATAATCTTCTTATCACTTGATGCTGTTATATCTAATACATTCATAGGTATAGCAATTTCTCCAGTTAAATCAACTGGAAACTCATATCCCTCATCTGTATTAAAATCCCATCCACCAGCTAGTACAGCTTTTTTGACTTCAAGTAGAACCATCTCTGCTAGTTGTCCAGTAGTTGAGTTAGCCAAGTCAGTATCAGACTCAATAGGTAATTCATTAATTGTTTGTAGCAATACATTGATAGCAGTTAGAAGCAACTTGCTTGAGTCGTATTCGTTTTGGATATATGCCATAGAAGCTCCTTATAATTTATAATACCTTCCGAAGAAGGTACTTAAAGTATAATCAAACGTTCTTGATTGATACAGCTGAGTTAGCACGAAGAGTACCAACACCGTTAGAGAAAGAAGCAGTAATCAATTTAGCATCCAAGAAATCTGGTTGCTCAGAGATTTTAGACTGAACGTCCCACAACTTAACAAGACCAGCAGCTTGGCTAGTAAATACTAAACCAATAAGACCAGCAGTAGAAGGAAGTTGGTTAGTCTGAAGAACAGTAACTCCACCAATCATCATTACTTTACCAGTGTTGTATCCACCGTTGTTTCCGTCCATATACTCACCATAAGTAGCACGAGCAGATTGAACCAAGAATGAGTATTGTTGAGGGTTAACAGCAACATAAGCATCACCCATATCGTCTGAAGCACGAATAGCAGCAGCAGCAGCGAAGATAGATGCAGCAAGTTCATCACCAAGAGCAGATGGAGTAGTTGCAGCAGAAGCACCACCAAGAAGTTTAGCATTAACAACAACTGAACCATTTCCGTTTCCAGCTAAACCAGTTGCAAGAGAAGCAGCTTCAATAGCAGCAGCACATTTACGGTCAACCTTAGCAGCCAAGTTAGCACTCATCTGACGAACTTGCATAGCAATTACATCATATCTAGCAACAGACTCATCGAAACGGTCAATACGTCGTGCTTCATACTGGGGACGGTCAAGGTTAATAATACGTTGGTCTTGAGTACCAGCAGTTACGTTAACTTGTGTACCAGCAGAATATGATGCAATGTTGTTATCAGCAGCATCCATTTTACCTTCAATAATGAACTGACCACCAGTACCATTTTGAATTGTTTGTGTATACAAGTAAGGAACAAAAATCAAATTACGAGTAAACGCTTGTAATGTATCAAGATATACATCACGACTAAGAGTTGCAGACGAAGTTGTACCTACGGAAGGTGCAGAAGCTCCAGTATATGGCATAGTAAATCCTTATTCCCGATATGGGATTGTTTGTAAAGTTATTTGGTTGTGTTTCGCCCAACATATCTACAAACTTACTAAGGTTACCAGCAATATACTAGAGTCTTGTGAAGAATGTTTTCCGCTGTTGGGTTTCCCCAACAAACCTTTGAAATTATAGACATATTTTTTATTATATGTCAAGTGTTATTTTTTATCGTCCAAACACAACGTGGTCTGGAGTTCGTGCTAGACGAGATTGGTGAGCTGCTTGTGCTGCTCTATCATTACGTCCTTGCATTGTATTTAAGTAAGCCTTATCCTTCATAATTTCTAATTGTGAAGTGTATCCACCAGTTGATGGGGCATTGTTTGTGTTACCACTGATTCGTTGAGTAGGTGTTGATGAATCAGATAGGCTAGCTTTATAGTCAGCGTATAATCCTTTAATGGCATACTCTCCCATACCAGACTTTAAGCCTTTATCAAACTCAGCCTTCTTCGCATCATCAAGATTAGCTCTTCCCCATTCTAGCATTGCATTATACTCATCTGCTCCACCTACAATAGCGTGAGATTTAGCTACTTGTTCACGAATATCAATAGCAGCAAGCTTAACATCACGAATGTCAATGCCTTTACTCTCAGCTTCAGCAATCAATTCTGGTGTTAGTTCCATATTGTCAGCCATAAACTTTTCAATCAATGGTTGA